ACCATTATATAATGTATTATAATCTCCGTACTTACTCAGGAGATATTCATCAAGTGCTTGCTGAGTCATAGGCCACTCAGATAATACATTTTGAATATTATTAGAAAGTAAAATAACCCAATCTAAGGTGTCATCTCCATATAACTGGAATGCTGTATTATCTGGTCTTTCATCTCCCTCAATAATATACTGATCAAAATATTTCCCATCACCAAATATTTCATCTCTTATTTTTCCACGCTTAAATAAATTTTTCACAGGAGTATAATCAGAAATATTTTTCCTTTCTGGATTACGATCTACATATTCAAAATTTGGAACTCCGTCGAAATATCCTGGCATTTTAGTTAATTGATTAGTTTAGTATTAATAGAAAATTTGTCCATCATTTACACCTTCATAATCTTTATCTGTTAATGGAGATGTCTCTGAGAATTGCAAAGTAACTTGAAAAGATGTCATTGACCCATCTTCTTCGTAAGTCATATAAGATCCATCTGGAGTGTAATTTACGCTACATTCTAGTAAAGCACATCTTTCTTTTATTAAATTAAGACTTGTTGCACCTTTTCCCTTGTATATAATATCAAAATAATAAGGTCTTTTGAAGAACATTTGAGATGCTCTAGGAGCCATATTTGATTTAAAGAAGTTTATAATATTTCTTATTGCTTTAGATTCATCTGCTTCTCTTGGAGTCATCTTGAACGTATAAGAAAATGTTCTTAGAGATGGTCCAGTATAAACTAATTCTAAGTTGGGGTTCATAATAACTCCCATACCAACATCACTACGAGCAAGTAATTGATTTGTATCCATACTCATTGCCTGTGCAGCAAAAAATGTTTGTGCAGCTTGCTTCATCATAGGGTCTCCAGTTGCTGCTTTAAATGCATCCATTAATTTAGTAACTTCCTCTCCAGCTTGCTTAGCATAATCTTCCGCTCCAACTAATCTACTTGCAGATTTAAGACCTGCAAGTTGAAAAGGATTTAATTGACTTTCTCCCCAGTTTTGTCTATTTGAATCTTGAATAGTTGGTTGAATACCTATTACTACGGATCCACCCTTCTCACTTTTAAACATTACATAATCTTGATCATCTTTCATTCTTAGCGGATATCTTCCTCCACCTCCACTTGCAGTTTCTGCACCAAATCCAGTTCCTGGCAAATTTGCTGCAGATGCAGGCGCTACGCCTGGAGCGGCACCAGCAGCTCCTGCAGCTGCAGCAGGAGCAGCAGAACCAGGCGCCGATCCTGCTTTACTTGTTAAATTGTTTTGAAGTTTTGCATCAGCCGCAGCCCCATTGATAGCATTCTTAGCTGCAGTTTGTCCTGCAGTGCTTGAAATATCGTTTCTTACTGCTTCTGGTAATTTATTAAAATTTCCACTTGGAGCAAACTGAGTAGATCCGTTTGCTGCTACTGTTGTTGTTCCGACTTTTCCAAGACTTTGTGCCGCTCTTCCTGTGCCAGTTGTTGCATAAACATCAATAGCTGTTTGATTAGGATTTGCTCCAGTCAAAACTTTATTGTTAAAATCAGTCTGATTTACAGCTGTTCCATATGAATACGAAACAGATCTAGTTCCTGTAGTAGCACTTTTATCTACAATTGTTTTTGGTATTGATTTTGTTGTAAATTGACCGTTAACTAATCCAGCCATGAATTATTTGGAGACAGGAAATTGCTTTATCTATTTAGACGATGTTTTCCATATTCTAGTTCTAACAGATCATCAATTTCATTATTCCTTATCAAATGATATTTACTCTTTATAGACTTCCATTTATAACTTTTATAATTTTTTGAATGAAAATTTAATCCTTCAAATCCCCATTCTTGCAATTTAATTGTTGCGACAAGAGGATATTGATCATATATTATTTTCTTTTCTGGAATATGTAAAAAAGTATAGAAGTTTCCAATTTCTGGTAAGGCATGAGTTTCACTTAATGAATTTAGAATTTCTTTTCTTAATTCATCCTTTGTGCTAAATGAATCTAAATTCTTTTTAATTGAACTTATTCTATTACGTGCCATTATATAATACCCAATTCATCTTCTGTTATTATTTTAAACTCAAGTAAATTATCTTTGCAAAATTCTTGTGCAGCTTTCCACTTTGCTTCATTTGTCACATAGGTATATATTTCATTAATGTATGTTTTATTTTTTTGTGACTTTTTCTGGGGAGGCATTGTTTGTTTTTTTGGTTTTATCTCAATTAAATATTTGCACTTTCTTCCATCTTTATGTACAATTTCGACAAAAGCATCTGGAAAATATCTTCTCACTTTTTTTGTTACTGGATCATAATAAGGAATTGAAATTTCTTCAGAACCATATTTTAAAATACTGGGATTTCTATCACACCACCTTAAAAACTTTAATTCCCAACTAGATCTATAGATTATATTGTTTGGATTTCCAACATACTTCTCAGGATTTTGTGGTCTAAACTTGCCCTGATGATACTTACTATCTTTTGGCATTACAAAATCTCTTATACATATTATATAAACTAGGAATATTTATAGATGGCTTTAAAAGCATCTTCAAATAATACTGCTCTTGCGTTTGGTGGTGGAACGGATTTTACTTCGAGTGCTGCGCCAATTAATTCAACAGCAACACTTCCAAGCACAACAAGTGTAAATACTCAGCAAGCATATTCTTCTGGATTAAATTTAACGCCTACAAGTCAAACTGGAGACGGATCAACAACAAATCCTGGTCCATCAGGAAATGGTCCAGGTAAAGGTGCATCAACTAGACCAAGAAGTATTGCAGATATTAAAACTCAGATTTTACAACCAGCAACAACATCTCACTTTATATGTAAATTTCAACCACCTGCTCCTGTCGATTCTTGGCAGAAACAAAAAGAACCTCAGTATGCAGGAGCTCCTTATAACTCCATAAATTCTGATCTAATTGAAATTTCATGCAGTGAAGCATCATTGCCTGGATCAACACTTGCCACTCATGATGTCAATAATGATTATCATGGTGTATCACAGAAGATGGCATATAGAAGACTTTATGACGATAGAGCTGATTTTACATTTTATGTAGATACTAGATATACAGTTATTAGATTCTTTGAAGGTTGGATAACATATATTGTCAATGAACAGCAGGCAAAAGGATTTACTGATAATAATTATTATTATAGAATGAACTATCCTGTAAAATATAAAACAGATACTTTAATTATTACCAAGTTTGAAAAAAACACAGGAAGACCAGATGTTACTCCTCCTCTTGAATATGTCTTTTTAGAGGCATTTCCAATTGCTATTAATTCAATGCCAGTGACTTATGATCAATCTCAATTACTTAAGTGTACTGTTTCTTTTAGTTTTTCTAGATACTTTGCTAGGGTAAACCCAACAGCTAAAGATACAGCATCTCCCGATCCTAAAAATCCAGGTAGTCCAGAATTTAAAATTACTGGAAATGAAATGCAGCAGGCATATGGTAGAGCAGAAGAATTCCAAAACCCACAATTTGGCGTTGATAATACTGGTGCGTATGATCTGAATTTGGGACAACCTACAGGAAGTACAAAACCATTTTCTGGTTCTGTAGGAGATTTCCAGCAAACACCTGGATCAATGAACATTGCATAACCCTAATAAATAATCCATATGAATTGTTTAGGAGATTATGCCTTTACCTAAGATTTCTACGCCAACATATGAGTTGGAACTTCCCTCAACTGGGGAAACGATTAAATACCGACCATTCCTTGTTAGAGAAGAAAAACTTCTCGTAATCGCACTTGAGAGTGAAGATACAAAACAAATTACAAATGCAATTAAAACTGTAATTAAAAGTTGCATAGAAACAAAAAATATCAAAGTAGAATCTTTACCCACTTTTGATATTGAGTATTTGTTTTTGAACATTAGAGGAAAATCAGTTGGTGAGGATATTGAAGTTGGAATCATCTGTCCAGATGATGAGGATACTTCAGTTCCAGTTAAAATTAATATTGATGATATTAAGGTCGTTAAAGATCCAGAACATAATAAACAAATTAAAATTGATGATAAGATTACGATGGAAATGAGATATCCATCACTTGAGCAATTTATCAAGAGTAATTTTGATTCATCTGCTGGAGATACTATGGAAAAATCTTTTGAACTTGTGGCGGATTGTATTGATAAAGTTTTTACAGAAGATGAAGTTTGGACTTCTTCAGATGTAACTAAGAAAGAACTAGTTGACTTTATGGACCAAATGAACTCAAGTCAATTTAAAGAAGTTGAAAAGTTCTTTGATACGATGCCAAAATTATCTCACAAGGTCAAGGTAAAGAATCCAAATACAAAAGTTGAAAGCGAAGTAACGCTGGAGGGACTCTCAAGTTTTTTCGCATAGCAATGTCTCATATGGATCTTGAGAATTATTTTAAACTTAATTTTTCTCTAATGCAGTATCATAAATATTCATTAACTGAGATTGAAAATTTGATTCCTTGGGAAAGAGACATTTATGTTGAGTTACTCAAGCAGCATATAGACGAAGAAGAAAGAAAACAACAGTCCGCAAATGCCAGCCTCTAAGACTTCAAAAACAGAATCTATAGATGAAAGAATTCTTAGGCTGCTTGGTCTTGAGGATGTATTTGACTTAGACTATGACACCTATGCTACTCTGCTCAAAGAGGCATTAGTAAAATATGGTGTCATAGGTAAACAAAAGATCCCAACTGAAGAGATTGAATTATTAAGAGACGAATTTAAAAAAGTAAAAGGAAAGTCTGGAAGATTTAAAGCAAAGAGTAAAAAGATTAGTGCAAAGTCTGTAACTAATCTTAATATATTAAAAGAAAAGAAAGTACCAAATACTCCAAAATTGCTTCCAGGAACTGCTGTTAAGAAAGAAAAGGAAGAAGATAAAAAAGAAGAACCAAAAAAACAAGAACCTAAAAAAGATTCTAAAGATTCTCTTGAAAAATTAGTTTCTTCTATACGCAAGTCAGTAGACTCTATTGCTCAGTCAGTAAAAACTCTCAGTAAACTTTTGGATAAAGGTTTACTGGCGGATAAGAGACGTGCTGAAAATGAGAGAAGATCTGAAAAAGAACAGGGAATGGAATCCCGCGGGGGTGAAGTTCTTAAGAGTATGGTGAGTGCGGTTGTAAAACCATTCGAAAGTATCTTTGATAAGATCTTTAAGTTTATATTTTGGACTCTTCTTGGAAATACTTTCTTTAAATTGTTGGATTGGTTTAATGATCCAAAGAATCAAAAGAAAGTAGGAAGTATTTTTAGATTCTTAAAGGATTGGTGGCCTGCAATATTGACTGGATTCTTGGCATTTGCCACACCTTTAGGGGGATTTATCGCAACTATTACAGGTACTCTAATAAGAGGACTGTTTATGTTAGCAAGGATTAATCCTGCTTTAACTGCCGCAATTGCTTTATTCAGTGCAGGGGCAGTGATACCAATGCTCTTCCCCAAAACAGTAGATGAGCAAGAAAGAAAAACAGAAGAAGCACCTGGCACTCCTGAAGAAAAGATTGAGAAGTTAAAGAAGCAAAAAGAAAATCTCAATTGGTTCCAAAAAAATGTTCAGGGAATGGGGTCTGAAATTGATGAGCAGATTCATCGACTTGAGACTGGAGAAACAAAATCATATGCAAGTGGTGGTCTCATAGGATCAAAAGATATTTCCTTTAAAAAAGGAGGTAGAGTAAAAAATAATAGTGGGGTTAGAATTACTGGCGCTGGTCCAGATACTCAATTAATCGCAGCTCAACCTGGAGAGGTTGTAATTAATAAGAAG